CCTGTTTCAAATTTTTGTTGGGATGTAATAAACAAACGTGGTTTAGTGGCGTGGCCTAAATCCTCAACCAGAACCTCAGCAGTTGCATTGGACGTTCCACCAGTAATTGTTTCAGCGGCAACAAACTTGCCCGTTGTTCCTGCACCACTTTCAGTAACGATCAGTCCACCGTCTTCACGAAGAAGGTTGGATGCAGTGTCCAATTCTAACAAGACATTATCGATATCAACAGTAAGCCGAAGTTCACCCGACTCTAAATATTTGTAATATGATTTTAAAAAATTAGAAAAGTTAGGGTGATCAGCAGCAATGAATTCTGGAAGTTGGCCATCAATTTGAGTGCTAACTTTATTGATTAAACTTGGGGACCAATTAGAATCAAAAGGAGCCATGATTAGAAACTCGATGGTGTTGATGGATATGCAGATGTCGCAACATAAGTAGATGTTCCTGATGCATCAGAAGTTTCAATAGTATCTATTGCTCCTGAAACTGTCGAATTAACAGTATCAATTTCTAATATTGTATTTCTTACAGGAACAATATCGTGTGAATTAGGAATAACAGTGAGCCGTATTTGGGTAGATGATGCATCATCGACATTGGACACAGCATTTATATATATTGGTGATATACTGATTGAACCTTCAGAATAATTAATTGTTCCGGCTGTAGAGGAATAATATGTTCTAACACCAGCAACCAAATAATAAATCCTAAGATTTTCTTCACCATCATCATCAAAAAACATTTCGTTTGTGTTGCCACTCACATAGAAACCTGTAGATGCAGTAATTCCACCACCATCGGCATTGTGGCCAGAGTGTGGATTATAGAAAGCATTACTGAAGTTTAATTTATATGAATACGAACCAGTTGTCGTTGGAGTAAAATATTTAGCCATTGTAATGTTAATAGTATTGCTAACAATAGAGGTGTCTGTATTATCAACCGCATAGACCATTTTAGAATATCTGAAAACATCAACAAAAGTTTTTAAATTACTTTCGTTGTAATTTGATATGGTAGTATCGATTAAGGTTTCTAAGCTTTCTACTGTTTTCGTTGTTGCACTAGAATCATATTTAAAATTTACAACAAGTATGAGGTATAGCGTTTCTGGATCAACCACTACAGGGGTTATTGACGCAACGGTATATGGAGCCAGGTCACTAACAAGGGTTTCTTTCTGTACTTCATTTAAATTTCTTCCTGTTGTAGATTTAACACTGATAAAAACCTTTCCATATTCAGCTGTGTCTACAACACCATCTGCAGCAGTATATGAACCACTCTCGCCACCCCAAACAGAAACTGCTTGGGTGTTGGGGAAAAGTTGTTTAACATAAGTTTTATAATCTTCTGTGGTTACACACCTTCCTTGTGATGCATAATCTAGCGGTGCATTAAGTTTAATTGATCTGGGTGACTCTGGTTCTGCACCTCCAACAGAATCCGACACGGTAGTAACTGTAACAGAAGAAACGCCACTGATTGTAGCTGCATTTGTAAATGTGCTTCCACCATTACCAAGTGTCTTGTTTGTAACTACATATTCTAAGATAATAATGTTCCCATCCGTAACTGCTTTACTAAGAATACCATCACCAAAATAAACTTCATACTTTCCAGCCTCAACCTCTTGTAAGAAATAAACTGTACTCGTAGATGTTAATAAAGCAATATCAGTTGCCAGAGTATAGGTTGTCGTGGTACTATCTGATAAAGAGGTTTGAACTTTAACTCTTAACGTAGAAGTATCAGCACGATTATCATTAATAACAAACCTCTGTTCTACATTGGTACTGTCAACGCTATATCTTGTGGTAATCCACGACCCTTCATAAATGTCCGTATCAGAAAACAAAATAGTACTGCCGGTGAGGGCTTTTGTTACATCATCGATAGTAATAAATTGATATGAGTCTTCATTAATAGTTGCGTTGAACACTGTGCCGGCCGGCATTGTAGCTGATGTGTCTGATGTATTTAAAGCAACGTTGACAACAGCTGTTGCGGCTCGGGCAGATGTGGGTGTATAACCCAAAGTTTTAGCATGTGAACTAATACTTGATCTCAGGGCGGCACTGTCAAGGAACATCTCGTTTGCAAGCATGTTAGCATTAAACCCAAGATAGTGAGTGTTGTATGCGAGAACATCCAACAGAGAACTCATACCAGAACCTTCGAAATCATAGTCTGTAAATTCTGTTTGGTTTTTCAGAAAAATTTTTAAGTTTGATTTTACTTCATCAAAATCAAATTCTGTTACTTGTAGGTTTGTTGTATTTGCCATTATCGTAATGTCTCCAGCATAACTGTCATATCAACAAGTTCAGTAGGAGCATTCTGAACATAGAACTCAATCGTTATTTCATAAGCGTTTCTGTCTAAATCAGGTGTTGCCCTGACACCCACAAGTCTTGCTCTTGGTTCAAACCCTTCTATAACATCCTCTACTCTTTGTGATAAAGCAAAAGCTGTTACAGGAGTCATGGGTTCGAATAAAATTCCCGTTACACCAGATGCAATTTCTGGGTGAAACGGTCTTTCATATGGGTTTGTTAATACGAGATTTCGTATTGACCTTTTGACAGCGGTGACATTTGTAACTTTTGCTATATCTTTATCTGTGGACTTTGCTTTAAAAAATAAATCTAAGTCCTTATAGATTTGGGACGCTCTGTCTTCCCCAGAATATTGTGCATCGATATAAGCATCCTTGTAGCTCATGAGTGTTCCTTTTTATTATATTTATACACCGTCACCTGTATTTTGACTCATAATAAATTGTTTAGGACTTTTCCAAATTTCTTTTGCGCTAACTCTAATAAATGGTTTATTGGTTTCTGTTTTACTGGGGTTTGGAATTGTCACCATAACATTTTTTCCTTTCCTAAATGCGGCTTGCTGATTAAGGGTTCTTTGTAGAGGTGTTGTTTCTTTTCTGGCCTGTTTCCTTACCCACTTACTTACATTTCTACGTTGGCCTTTTGATGTATATTGTGCTCTTGATTTTTTACCCATCAAATTTTCCTTTCACATATTTGAACTTCATTAACTATGGCTTCTATATTGTTGTGCCAATGGTTTAAAAATTTATATACCCTTGGATACTTTGGTTTGACATCTAATGTTTGCCATATAAATTGTTGTAGTATATTCTCATAATCAGGCATCCAGTAATAAACATTTAGTGTAACCAGAACTTTCCTTTTTATTATAATCATTTATATTATACTATCCAATCGGCATCATAGTTGTCTAAATTTTTATGAGAATATCCAGCGCCAATGCTACTTGGAACTACATTTGTTCTTTCCTCTGCTTTCTTCACTTCTGAGAGTACAACTTTAGCCAGTTCACCAGCAGCTGTTGTTATTGTCTTAATAGCATCGGCCGAGGACACTTTAAATGCACCTGTATCTTCAGTTATTTCTTCAGATGAAACACTAAAACTACTCACAACAGATTTAACCTCTTCTATTTTACTTGTAAGATCAGCGTTCTGTGTTACCTTTGATGCCACCTCTCCTAACGCATTTACTGCTGCCTGTAAAACATCTGCTGGTTTTTGTGTAACTGTATCGCTCCCTGCAACCTTTTGTAAATTTGGAACAAGTGAACAGGGATCGCCACCAGCCAATACACCACTAATAAGACTGTCTAGGGAACCAACACTACCTAAGGCACTAACAGCAGAACCAAACTCAGATGTTATTTTTGTCAGTGCAGACGTATATGCTGACGTTCCTGGCACCATAGTTACGAGGTTTGTAATTTCTGCTGGTAAATTTAATTGTGGAAGTTCTGGTATCTCTATGCTCTGTAATTTAGAAGTTAACGTATTAAGTTCCTTTTGTTTTTCCAAAAAGGCTGCGGCCGCATCTGATGCTGAAAAATCTAACTTAGATGTTACCTCATCAGCCGCAGCTTCAAGTTTTGCAAACACATCATTCATCTCTGGACTTGCACCACATAGATTAGAATTTAAAAAATCAACCATCTTATCTCCTCTTATGGTCCAGCAAATACATTTTCGCTACCAGTTGCTACAGAAGTACAACCAGATATCGCATCACCAATTCGGCCGCACCCCTTACCATTAATAAAAACAGTGGTACTTCCAGTTGCTATTGGAGCTGCATGTACTGGACATGGTGCGCCTGGTAATAGGTGTGGAGTGTTATTATCCCCCTGTCTGCTGATACCAATTCCATTTACTTTAACATTATCGCTTCGTTGAGATCTCATTGGGGTTGAACAATGAACCACATCAGCATCTACACTATCTCCTCTACATACTGCTGGCATTATGCTCTCTCCTCTATCATTAGTAATTGTAGTCTATAGTTCCAAAGTGCTTGCTCTCTATGTTCATCCGTTGTGTGTCCATCCTCATCCGTATGATGGGTTCCAACACAAGGATGAAAATGTTCTGTTATTGAAAAATCATCTGCTGTCTCTAACACCAAATGAATTTCATCACCAGTAACAAAATCCTCATGCGCTAGTCTATGTCTTCCATCAGCAAACTCCATTATAAGGTTACTGCCAGCATTTGTCGATGAACCATCAGTTCCATCTAAAACCAAATCATCACCAGCAGTGAGAGTCCTTTCTCCTAAAAACGTATAATCTTCCATACGAACATCATCGTTGGTTTCTAGGAGAAGCCCTCCTGTAGCAGTTTCTGTCTCAAGCTCAACCTCAATAGTTGTTAAAGCGCCTTCTGTAATAAAGTTGTCTGTTTCCCCAGAGTCTAGAGTATCTGTCTCTAACAGTATCTCGTTTGCGTCAACCCTTGTTCCCAAATCTGGTATAAAAGAAATAACGTGTTTCAGTGTTGCTAGAGGAATCAAATCATAATCCGTGTAGGTAGTTAGTGTACCCGTATCATCCATTATTTTGAATCGGTGTGCCATTATGGGTTCAACTCAATATTTGGGCCACCATTAATTGTAAAGTCGCCGTCCTCAGCTGTTTGAGTCATACTACCCTCAGTATAAACTGTCATACTATCCTCGGCATAAATCATCATTCCGTCTGCTGATTTCATATTTAACGTACCTCCTACACCACCAGCACCA